CGTGATACTTCATATGCCGCAGCTTATTGGCCTTGGGTTCGCATTATCGACCCAGGAACAGGAAGACAAGTTTGGGTACCAGCTTCTACAGTAATCCCAGGTGTATATGCATTTAACGATAAAGTATCAGCTCCTTGGTTTGCTCCAGCAGGTATCAACCGCGGTGGATTAAACACAGTACTTCAAGCTCAATTGAAATTGACGCAAGGTAATCGTGACACGTTGTATAGCAACAATATTAATCCAATTGCAACATTACCTAAACAAGGTGTAGTAGTATATGGCCAGAAAACATTACAAAAATCTCAATCTGCTCTTGATCGTGTAAACGTACGTCGTTTGATGATTGAATTAAAATCATATATCAAGCAAATTGCAGATACAGTAGTATTTGAACAAAATACAATTGCAACTAGAAATTCATTTGTAGCACGTGTTACTCCATTCTTAGAAGGAATCCAACAAAAACAAGGATTGTATGCTTACAAAGTTGTTATGGATGATACAAACAATGGCCCAGCAGTAATTGATCAAAACCAATTAGTAGGTCAAATTTATATCCAACCAACGCGCACAGCTGAATTTATTTCATTAGATTTCATCTTAATGCCTACAGGAGCTGAATTCCCAGGATAAAAATTGAAAAATTAGATATTTATAACAAAATTAAAATAGAAAACAAATGGCAATTTTAAATCCAAACGAAATATTTTTTACAGCGTTTGAACCTAAACAAACAAACCGTTTTATCCTTTATATGGATGGTGTTCCATCATATTTAGTAAAAGGAGTAGGAGCAGTATCTTTAACACAAACCGCAGTTCCTCTTAACCATATCAATGTTCAACGTTATGTAAAAGGAAAAACTGTTTGGGATACTATCCAGTTCACATTATACGATGCAATTACACCTTCCGGTGCACAAGCAGTAATGGAATGGGTACGTTTAGGTCACGAATCAGTAACAGGCCGTGATGGTTACTCAGATTTCTATAAAAAAGATCTTACATTTAACGTTATTGGACCTGTAGGTGATATCGTTTCTGAATGGATTATTAAAGGAGCTGTTATTACTAACGCTACATTCGGTGAATATAACTGGGATGATGATGGAAGTATAGTTAACATACAAGTAACAGTCCAACCAGATTACTGTATCTTGAATTACTAAGAACAAAACAACAAAACATATGAAAGCTCCAAAGAAATTTGGGGCTTTTATTTTCTTTCAATATATTTATAACCATATGAAACTAGATAGTTTACGTACATTAGTTAAAGAGGAGCTTAGTAAGCGACTAAATGAGGAATACCAAGACAAGTTCAAAATGGTAGGTATGCTTATTACCAACATTAAGAAACGCCCTCAAAAAGAAATCTTTTCAGATATCCGCTCAATTCCAGGTGTTACAGTAGCATCAGCAAAAGAACCTATGGATTATAGTGAACAAAATACAGAAAAATTTCAAACAGTATTAACTATTAAAGTAGATGGTCATCCATGGATTGCATCTAGTGGATTCGACCGTTCAAAAATGGAAGATATCCGCAAAGCTATATTGAAAGTAGAAGGAGTATTATCATACAATGTAAATCCTGATAATATTTCCCCTCTTTAATATATTTATACAAGACAATTAAGTTATAACAAATAAAAATTATGAGTGAATTTAAATTACCAACTGAAACAGTTGAATTACCTTCTAAAGGTTTACTTTATCCTGAAGATTCTGAATTAGCAAAAGGTACTATTGAAATGAAGTATATGACTGCTAAAGAAGAAGATATTCTTACTAATCAATCATATATTAGAAACGGCACTGTGCTCGATAAATTGATGAAATCATTGATTGTGTCTAAAATCAATTTTGATGATTTATTAATTGGTGATAAAAACGCAATTATGGTTGCAGCCCGCATTTTAGGATACGGCTCAGAATATTCTTTTGAATATAATGGTGAATCTCAAGTTGTTGATTTATCAACTTTAGAAAATAAGTCACTTAAAGAAGAATTATTTGCATCTCGTGTAAATGAATTTACTTTTACTTTACCTAAATCAAAAAACACAGTTACATTTAAACTTTTAACTCATAAAGATGAACAAGATATTAATCGTGAGTTAGAAGGCCTTAAAAAAATTAATAAAGATTCATCCCCAGAACTTACAACTCGTTTAAAATATATGATTGTATCTGTTGAAGGTAATCGTGATAAAAAAGATGTCCGTAATTTTGTAGATAATTATTTACTTGCCCAAGATTCTAGAGCACTTCGCGAATATATTCGTGAAATCCAACCAGATGTAGATCTTACATTTTTTCCCAGTAACGGGAGCAATAGAGTCAATATCCCAATTGGGGTTAGCTTTTTTTGGCCTGACATCTGATAATGCTCCCCAAGCTAGAGCTTCTTTATTTAATCAAATTCATCAAATAGTTTTCCACGGTAAAGGTGGATATGATTGGAATACGATTTATAATATGCCTATATGGCTTCGTCGTTGGACATTTAATGAAATAAAGAAATTTTATCAAGAAGAAAAAGAAACAATCGAAGGAAAAACATCTTCTAATGGAGGAAAACAAACTGTTGTTAATTCTGATGGTACTATAAAAGCCCCTGAACTTTTACAAAAAGCATATAACACTAAAAAACCAATTAAATATGGGTAAAAGTATTGACTTTTAATATTTATAACAAAATATTTAAATGGCTAAAACTTCAAATCAATCTAACCAACAGGATACTCAATCTTTTAAAGATCAAAGAGATATCCTTAAAGAGATTAATTCAGAAATAGGAAAACAAAATAGTGCCCTCCAAGAAGCAGCCAAATCATACTCAGTATTACAAAGTGTTGCTTTTAAACTTCAAAATGCTGAGGAAGAAATTTCTACTTTAAATGAAAAACAATTAAAAGATCTTAAAGCAAAATCCCAAATCGCATTAAGAGAACTTAAATCCTCAGCAGAACAATTAAAAAATAAACAAAATTTATCTTCAAAAGAAAAAGCTTTACTTAAAGCTGCTAAAGAAAAATTTTCTATTGAAGAAGAATTTGTTAAAAAAGTAGAAGAAGAACTTGAATCTTATGAAAAAATAAACAAACAACTTGGTGTTGTTGGTGGTGTTTTAAAAGGAATTTCTAAAATTCCAATATTGAGTGATGTATTTGATGCTAACGAAGCATTAGATACCGCCCGAAAAAAAGTAAAAGAAACAGGTAGTGGTGTAAAAGGTATAGGAGCAGCTTTTGGAAACATGGGCTCCCAATTATCTACAGGCCTTCTCAACCCAGCTAACGTACTAACATCTGTTATAGGTACTATGGTTTCCGTAATTATGGAAGCTGATAAAGCTACAGGTGATATGGCAAAAGGTATGAATCTTACCTATGACCAAGCTACTGGAGTTAGAGATGAGCTAAATAAAATGGCTGCTCTTTCAGGAGATTCAGCTTTAAATACTCGAGCTCTACAAGAATCACTTACTGCAGTTAATAATGAACTAGGAACTGCTGGAAAATTATCTGAATCTGATTTAAAGACATTTACAAAACTGCGTGAGCAAGCAGGCATGACCAATGAAGAAATTTTGGCAATGCAAAAATACTCAATGGCTACTGGTGGAAGCTTAAAAGAAAATGTTGAGTCATTTCAAGCTTCTGCTAAAATAATGTCATACCAAAAAGGGGTAGCATTAAATACTAAAAAACTCATGGCCGATATGGCTAATACCTCTAATCGTACTAAATTATCGATTCAAGGAGGTGCTACAGGATTAGCTAAAGCAGCAGTTGCTGCTAAATTAATGGGTGGGGATTTAAGTAAAGTAGCAGATATAGCGGACCAATTACTTGATTTTGAATCTTCCATTGAAAATGAACTTTCAGCTGAACTACTTTTAGGTAAGGATATTAATTTAGAAAAAGCAAGACAAGCTGCTCTAAATAATGATCTAGCCACAGTAGCAGAAGAAATCACCAAACAAGCAGGCTCAGCAGCCGAATTTAGTCAAATGAATCGCATCCAACAAGATGCTATGGCCAAAGCTGTTGGTATGACTGCAGATCAATTAGCCGATACACTTGTTGAACAAGAAGCATTAAAAGCAGTAGGTCACGCTTTAAATGAAGATGAACAAAAAGCATTTGAAACAGCCAAAGAAAAATATGGACTAGAAAAAGCATCCAAAATGCTCCAATCCGGACAATTGGATGGTATGGTTGCTCAACAATCAAAACAAGAAGAAATTGCTCAACAGTTAGAAAAAATTAAAGAGACATTTATTACAATGGCTCCAAGTATTTTAGGAATGGTTGATGGTTTAATAGGAATGCTAGATGTAGTAAATACCATATTGATGCCCGTTCGTTTATTATTTGATTTTTTTGGATATATAGGAAAAGGTATATCTAATCTTATAGGCCCTTTAGGTACTGTTGGAAAACTATTTAAAGGAATAGCATCTTTAGCTGTTGTATATGCTGCATATGCCGCTTATGCATCATTAGCCGCTATTCCCGTAGTTGGTGTTCCTTTAGGTTTAGCAGCCTCAGCTGCTATATTAGCTGCTGGTTTTGGACTTTTAGGCTCCATTAAAGATGGTGCCATTAACCCTAAGGGAGGACTAATAGTTTCAGGAGAAAAAGGATCAATTCAATTAGATAAAGAAGATTCAATCGTAGCAGGAACCAATTTATTTGGAAATGATACCAAATCAGAATCTATTAGATCATCCCAACCTAGTGGGAGAGGAGACTCCAAAATAAATGGAGATTCATCAGCAGTCGTAAACGCAATCGCTGAATTACGCCGTGACATAAACGCTTTAGCTAACCGTCCAATTAATGTATCGATTGACGGTAAAAAAGTAATTGAAGCAACAACTGGTAATCAACCAAATACTGTAGGAGATGAAAGTAGAAAAAATAGCTACCAAATTTCTTAACATTTAATATTTATAATAAAAACAATTAATCATGGGAATCTTAACTAAATTAACTACTGAAGGATCTATATTGAGTGCACACGATGGAAATAACCCACCAGTAAATCCACTTGCAACACAGCAATCAAAATTGCATGCTGATGGTAATGCACCTGGATATTCATTGAATGGAGCCAACGCTAGTACAGTAACTACTCAATATAATGGGTACGAAGATGGAACACCAAACCAAATTCCACTTCCTTCACAATTAGACATAAATGGTATTACTCCATCACAGTATTTAAACAACTTACCTCAATAATTGAGATATGCCTTTAACAACTGTTCCACCTGCAGCATCCTCAACTAATCTACCTCCTTCAAAACAACAAAGTATTAGAGCTAGATTAGTAGAAAATGGGTCTGCTTTAAGCTACAGTAACGGATCAGACATAAATGTTAATGTTTTAGCTACTAAACAATCCCCTCTTCATTTCAACCAAGAAAAAGAAGAAGCAGGCTACTCAGTAACGGGTGAACAATTTCCCCAAGTTAATGAAGCTATGAATGCGTATCAAGATGGAACCCCAGACCCGTTACCATTACCTTCACAATTGGATTTAAAAGATCCTATAACTGCTGATCCTGAGTATAAACCTCTTTATGTTCCTGGAACACAAACATATAAAGATAAAATATCAACTTTAACACAACCATAAAAATATGGGTTCTTTTCTTGTTAAATTATTAACCGATCCTGGGGATTTTCAATTTTATGCTGGGAATTCTGAAGGCCAATTAGGAAGTGTATCTGAACCTACTTCTTTTGGTCAAAAAAGTATTCCTTTTGGAAAAGATAGACCTGGAGGAGGTTCAAGTAAACAACCCTATGTTACCAAACCATTAATAAATAGTTCCCAAAACCCAGCATTTTATAGTGATTTTTTAATTCGTGGTGGTATTTTAGCTCCATTAGCCGCTGCTCAAGATACCATTCGTTTAACGAAATATTTTACAGATGTAAATAACCCTACAGGTATTTTATTTGCTACTAAACAAAATATTTTATCTCGTGTAGGAGTTAAAACAGAAGCCGTTAAACCAAATGCCGCTTATTTAGGTGGAGTATTAAATGAAGGAGTTTATTTACCTACTTCAACAGTAGCCCAAGCTTTAGTAGGTTTTACAGGAACAACATTAAATAAACAAGGTATTGATCCAACCGGTTTGATTCCTTTTTTAGCTATTGAAAAATATCAAGAAGCAGTTTATAAAAAAAACCAATTTCAAGTAGCTGGAACCTCTATTCCAAAATCCGTTCAAAGGAAAGTTGACAAAATTAACCAAAATATCATTAAAACTAATGATAGTCTTATCCAAACCCAAAAAGATCTTGATGCTCAAACTGCTTATAGCCCTGCCCAACCATCAAGCAATATAATTGATAGAGCAAGTATTAACGCAATAAGTAATAAATTTAATAAACTAAAACAACAACAATTTAAGTTTGATGTTAAATGGGATCAAATTAAAGAAAGTCGATTAACAAAAAGAGTAAACAATTTAGAAGACGAATCAGATAATCTTCAAGATAAACTCTCAGATACTCTTCAAAATAGATTACTTAAACTTTGGAATAAATTTGGTCTTAATCTGAGTAGTGAATCCCCAATAAGTAATAGCTCTACCTTACTTTCCTATGGTGGAGGGCCAGGAAGTGCATTAGGTTTTTCTAAAACTAAAATTAAATTTGCAACTTCAAACGATGGTGAGACTCCATTAAGAACAGGATACGTTATGGTTGATCCATACGCTGGGATAGGATATTTAAATCATTCTCCTGGAAATCCAATAGTATATGGTTTAGATCCTATATTTAATGGAAAGCAATTATATTCTAGTGTATATAAACAATACCAAAAGAAAAACCCATCAGTAACTGAAGAACAATACTTTGGAAAGGAGGAATATTTTTTAAATTATGATGGAAAAGATAACATCCAGCCTTGGAACATAAAACCATCAAATAATTCTACTTTAAATGAGCAACAATTAGCTTCCCAAGAATTAAATATCAACTCAGAAACTCTTAAAGATTTTCGAACTTTATTAGAACCTCTAACAAAAGAAAATTCTACATTTCTTTCCCCTACTTCAAATTACCCACAAGATTTTGAAAAAAGATTTAATCTTACAGGAGGAACAGGACTTTCAGCAGGGCACAGACGCCGAAACAGATCCAACCCCGCATTAGGAAGTTTAGCTAATGATTCTTCTATTTCTCAACCTTTAGATTCTGTTACTGCATATCCAATTTATAAATCTGAATTTAAAAATGGCTCTAGATATGGTCAATATGGTCAAGAAGGATTAGAAGAATTAAATGATATAGTTGAATTTTCAATTGCTATATTAAATAATGATGATCAAAATAAACCTGAACAAGGAATAACAGGATTATCCTATAGAAAATATATGCATTTTAGAGCATTTATAGATAACATTTCAGATTCATACGAGGCTGAATGGAATGCTATAAGTTATATGGGTAGAGGGGAAAAATTCTACAAATATGGTGGATTTGAAAGAAAAATGGCATTAGGATTTACAGTTGTTGCTCAATCCAAAGATGAATTAAATGTGATGTATGACAAATTAAATTTCCTTGCATCTTCACTTGCCCCTGAATATCTAGACAGTCTAACCTCAGGATACATGTGTGGGAACATAGCTTATATTACCTTAGGAGACTATATATATGATCAACCTGGAATTATTACTTCATTAACTTATGATATTCCTGAAGAATCTCCATGGGAAATAAATAGAGACACTAAATTTGTTAGTGGTAGTGCTGTTAGTGGAACTACTAGACAATTGCCTCATATGATTAAAGTTACCCTTAACTTTACCCCAATCCAGAAATTTAGACCATCTAAACAAACATGGGCTAATGAATTTACCCGTAAAGGAGAAGGAATTGCAACTAGCACACTCCTCATAGACCCAGGAAATCAAAGATTTATTGATCCTAATAATACATTTAATGCTAAAAATACTAGTGCTGGGGCATTACAAGAACAAAGAATTGCAATAACTTCTCAATTCCAAATAGGAGAACTTGCACCATCCCCAGTCAGTGTTGATACAGTTTCAGGAAATCAATCAGGTATACTTGTCCAATAATAATACTTAACCCATGCCAAGATACGCTCAAACCCCAATAGTTCGCCCGGTTACACAAATATCTACTGTAGATCAAAAATTAAGGTATATAAATGTAAAATATCCTACAATTACCCTTGATCCTCAAGATGTTTATGTGTATACTGTACAAGGTGATAGGTATGATGTTATGGCTTTAACATTTTATAAAGATCCTGATTTGTGGTGGATTATCAATCGTGCTAATCCTAGCCAAGACTCAGCTTCTTTATTTCCTGCTGTTGGGTCCCAAATAAGAATACCTTCACCATTTAGATTAACATCTATACTATCACAATATGATGCGTTAAACCAAACAATATAAGTTATGGCTATAATAGGAGAAGAATTAGAAGATTATGTAATCAATCAAATTAATCGAAGACAATCTCTTCACGGTAGTGGAGTAAATACTACTTTTAGAAGTGATAATCAACTTAATGTTTTAAATTCAACTACATCTTGGATAAAACTAGCCTCAGGAGTTTCAATTACTAATAGTGCTAGACTGAAAGAAATTGGTTTTTCTCAAACACAAGTTGAAGCTAATACAGGATTAAACTTAGCTAAAAATAATATATTGTTTGGGGGTACTGCTACATTATCTGAAGTAAGAAGTAGAGATTTTGATAAACTTCAACAACGAAGTGGTTTTTTACCTCGTGATGATAGAAGTTCATATACTTACGGATCATATGGATTTTCCCCAATGCCTGGTATTGAAAGTGCTGATGTAAAAACATTAAATCGAGGTTCAATTAAAAAAGCTACAGTAAAATTAAAAGCAAATAATAGAGAACAATTTGAAATTCTTGATTTGTTATATATGCGTTTAGGTTATACTGTATTACTTGAATGGGGAAATAGTTTATTTATAGATAACGAATATGGGCAAAAAACTGTTCTTCGTGCTACCCTAGTAGAAGAATTCTTTTTTACAGTAGAATCAAAAGGTAACTATTTTGATGTTTTAGATAAAATTGAAGAAAAAAGAGATTATTATTCCGGAAATTATGATGGAATATTAGGAAAAGTATCTAACTTCAATTGGTCATTTAATGTTGATGGGTCATATGATATTGAACTTACTATAATTAGTTTAGGAGATGTTATTGAATCTATAAAAACTAATTTATCTGTTGATAAAGGTACTTTAGATTTCCTCCAAAAAACAGGTAACCTCACCCCCCCAGTATCTACTGATGAAACTCCATCTGAACCAGATGTGTCGGAAGATAACAAATCGGGAAATATTATATCTTCTATGCTTTATATATGGAAGTTCATAAATAATGACAAGAACCCAAGAGGAAATAAAATTTATATTAATCCTGCAGATGGTGAAGAGTTTGGACTAGCTAGTTTTCTTGTCCCCACCCAAGAAGGATCAGTTACTTCTACAATTACTAGTGATCAAGTTAAATTTGAATTTGTAGCTAGGTATTTTAATAAAAAAGAAACTAAAGAAGCAAGTAAAAACACTAAAAAAGTAGAAGAAAGGTCATATGAAGCAAAAACAACAAAATAATACTTAAGTTATGGCTCTTAAAAGAAAGACATATAATGTTACTAAAGAACAATTTGCTGATAAAGAATATCTTCAAGACCTAAAAGAAGCATTTAGAAAAGAAATTCAAGAAGAAGGTGGTATAAGTGTTAAAATTGAACTTAAAGTATTAGGAAAACCAAAAGTTAATATTACTAACCCAATAGAAGATGCTGGTCCTAAAGATGCATTTCGTTTAGCTTCTACCCCAAAACAATTTTATCTTAGATTTGGTTATCTTCTCCAATATGTGCATGAAAATATCACTCCTAGAATAAAAATTGGAGACACCCATTCAGATAATCCTCAAATGTTTAATATAGATTTTTCTACTTGGGAAAATTATATGTATTCACTTCCAAACCAAATATCTTTAGATCCACGAGTTTGTCTTGTTAGAAATAGTAATTTTTATTCTGGGAATCCTAAAAAAAATACCCAAGTATTTCAAGAACTTCCTTATTTTAGAGCCGTAGATAATGGGAAAGAGGGATCAAATACTAACTTAGCATACCCAATGAATATCTATTTAAATTTTGATTTTATTTTAGAGTGTTTAAAAACAGATGATAAAGGAGATGTTAGTGTATTTGAGTTTTTATCTTCGATATGTACCGGCTTAAATAAAGCCTTAGGAGGAATAAATAATTTAGAACCAGTAATTGATGAAAGTACAAATACTCTTTCTATTATAGATACTACCCCAATCCCTGGTAAAACCTCAAAAGAAACAAGTAATTACACTCTCCAAGTATATGGGTATGACAAAAACGGTCAAAACTACATTTCTAATTTTGTTCGAAATGTTGATTTAAAAACTGCTATTACTCCTGAATTTGCAACTATGATTACTATAGGAGCAACTGCTGGGGGTTATGTTAAAGGAACTGAAGCTACAGCATTTTCTAAATGGAACGTAGGATTAACAGATAGATTTAAAGAAGAATTCACCCCAGGAAATGAAAATTCAATTCAACAATCAGGTACAGATAACGAAGCTGAAGTTAACTATTCTAATGAATTTGCATCACAGAAAGGATATATAACTCGTTATGGGTTAACTGGTCTTTCGGGGGCGTTTAAATTAAACACTGATGCTATAGAACGTAATTTATCTGTTGTAACAGAATATTACAAATATATTTTAGCTAAAGAAGCAAAAGACCAACCAACTGCCGGAGGTACTGTAGGTTTTATCCCGTATAAACTCAACCTCACCCTAGATGGTATATCAGGTATTAAAATCTATAATAAACTTAGTGTTAATACTGAATTTTTACCTAAAGTATATGGTGAAAAAGCTGATTTGATTGTAACTGGAGTATCTCATATATTGTCAAATAACGATTGGACAACTCAAATTGAAACTACATTAATACCTAAAACTGGAAAACAATCAACAGCAGTTGTTCTTCCTGAAGTAATTCAACAAAGTGTAGATAATGGAAATAGTGGTATAAATTTTAATGATGCCCCTCTAGGAGCAAATCCTCCATCTTCAGGATGGGAAATTACCCACCCAAAATATCCAAGTAGCACTCAAGCCGGTAAAAATATAGATTTAATAATAAATACATTTAAAGAATATGGAGTAACAAATCCATATGCTATAGTAGGAGCATTATGTGTAATTGGAAAAGAAAGTGGTTGGATTCCTCAAAATGAAATTTTAGATTATTCAAAAGAAAGACTACCTGAAGTATGGGGTGCATTTTCTAAAACAGGCAATAAAGTTGGCAAAGGCAAAGGGAAATCTAATTATAATGCTCTCGCAGCTAAATATGCTGGCGACCCAGTAAAATTAGCAAATTTTGTTTATGGTGTTAAAACCTCTACCCCTGCAGGAATGAGATCTCCTGGAAGAGATGGAACCGTTGTAGGAAATAAAGAATGGGGAGACGGATACAAATATAGAGGTAGAGGATTTAATCAAATTACTTGGAAAGCAACATATGAAAAATACGGTAAAGAATTAGGGATAGATTTAGTAAAATACCCGGATAAATTAAATGAACCTAAAATTGCAGCAAAATCAGCAGTTCTTTTCTTTAGAAATGTATTTTCATCTGGAAAGATTAAAAATCCAATTAAGTATTGGAATGATTTTAAATCAGTAGATGAAGCTCTTGTTTACTTTGCTAAAGCCAATTCTGGGAGTATATTTAATGACGGAGAAAATGCCATTTCTTTATCCAGAGAAAAAAGAAAATATTTTGATATAGTTAAAAATAATTAAAATGTATTACCCAAAATCTCAAATAAAAACTAATTTATATACTAATGGGGGTGAATTTTCTAATTCAATAACTAATCAACCTTATCAAGGATATTATTATGAAACTTCTAATGGTCAATTATATACTGGAAAAAATCCTCAAGATGGTCCTAATATTTTACTTTCTCTTCAAAATTCAACTGCATTATACGATCCAACAAATGTTTTAGATAATCCTGATTTTGATAATACTATATATTATTATGGGATTGCTGATATAAATTATAATGATGCTACAAATACAGATACTAATAAAGTTCGTTCTATTCCTAAGTTTAATGCTACTCTTCCAACAGATCAAGATAAAGTAAACGGACAATTCACTAGATATTTTTGCAAAAGAAATAATGAAATAAAGTATCTTGAAATCAATCAAGATACTTATCAAAAACTTCAAAATAAAGACCCTAAAATAGCATGGGATCTTTATACTCCTGCAATCGTATTGTGGGTAATCCAAGGTAATCAAACCCAAGTGTTCAATTCAAACAAAGCAACAGTTCAAGCTCTTGAACAAAACCTACCTTGGTACGGATTCACCCAATACTTTCAGGATAAATTCTTAAAATATTATTTGGAATCCTAAAAATAAGTTAGTATCTTTACAGCATGTACTGGCTGATAGAAGATCCTAAACATATTGAATTACTCGCAAGTTTAAAACATGACGTTGCTTATGTTGATGTAATACCTACATCACATAATTTACACGCTGTTGAGAATGATGTGTGTGCTATCTACATTAGACCAAAACATGATACAAAGGGATATATCATTCCAATAAACCATAGCGAAACAATAAATTCAACAGTAGAGGATTGTTTAAAAGTCTTAAATAGTATTGAAAAAATATATGTAAGGGATAGAAAAGAATTTTTACATTATTTCCCTATAAAGCATTGTTACCAACCACCACCCTCCCCCCATACGTATATACCTCAATTAACACAAGCTCACACGCAGTTATACAACAGGTATCCGGAGATACAAAATCTAAATACAATTGTACCGATCGTAAAACACTATGAGGTATGTGAGCAAAACTTTGCAAACTACGAAAAAACAAGATTTAATTCGTTTTACAATAAGGCGGCATTGGTGTTCAATCAACTAGAACGAGCGGGTATAAAAGTGGACCAATCGTTATTTGAGCAATACTATGGTAGAGAAACAAACGAGTTTATTTACACGCACTATAACCTCAACACATTAACAACAAGACCATCAAATACTTTTAACAATATAAATTTTTCAGCTTTAGACAAAAACAATGGAGAAAGAGAATGTTTTATACCGCGCAACGATGCGTTTATCGAGATGGATATTTCTGCTTATCACCCTACCCTTCTTGCTAATCTACTTGACTACACTTTTGACAGTAGTGATATTCATGGGAGTTTTGCTACAATGTATAATGTGGATTACGCCAAGGCAAAAGAGATCACATTTAAGCAACTATATGGAGGGGTTTGGAAAGAGTATAGGGAACTACCCTTCTTTAAAAAAGTAGTAGCATATACGGACGATTTGTGGGATTCATTCAATTATGGGGGACATATCAAATGTCCAATTTCAAATTATGAGTTCTCTCAAAAAGAACTGGAAAATATGAATCCACAAAAGTTGTTAAATTACGTGTTACAAAACTTGGAGACCGCAAATAATGTTAATATATTGTATGAAATATTTAAGATATTGCGAGGGAAAAATACTAAGCTCGTGCTATATGTTTATGATTCGTTTTTATTTGATTACGATAAAAGTGAGCCGGATGTAATGCTTAAAATATTAGGAATATTTAACAAATACAATTTACAAGTAAAAACCAAAAAAGGCACAAATTACGCCAATATAAAATAAAAGTTATGTATAGCACTTTGGAACAACCCCGTCATATGTATAATCAATTCGACTACGATTTTACATTTGATACGTTATTAATGAACAATAGACTGTTTTGCACATTTACTTCCTTGGATGACTTAGAGGCGTTAGTTGGAGAACTGTCAAGACGCTATTCCATTATGTACAATAAAATGTTTGTGTTGCATGTTAAAAGCAACAACGAATATGTTATTACTTATAATGTTGACCAAGGGAACGTTAACGACATTCCCGACAACACAATTCTAGTTCATAGAAAAAAGGAATCAAACACATTATACACTATAAACGCCCTAAACGAGTTAATCAAAAAACTCAATGGTGGAGTAGTCGACACACATTTCCCAGTAAACTGGCAACACTATAGAAATTGTATATTGTTAACACAATACAATGAAATCAAGCAACTAAATACAAAGATCTTTAAGATCGTTGAAGTATAGTTGGTTTAGTGAATAAAGGTTATTATATTTAAGTTGTAAACAAATAAATTAGTTATACTATGAATCTAGATGCAATCAAGAAGAAACTTGAGTCGATGCAAAAACAACCCTCAT